ACGGAAGAAGGAAAAGGACCGAGCAGCGGCTCTTGGGCGGGAGCTTGAGCAAGCTCGTCAGCAGGTTCCGCAACAGCATCTGCCGGACCCCCGTCAAGACCCAATCGGTCACTTTGAGACCATGCGGGTGATGGACAGACTTGAGCGGTCGGAAGACCGTTTCGTCGATAAGCACGGCGAGCAAGAGTTTGACGCGGTGAAGGAATGGCTGACGACGCGCCCCGATATTGAGGCGTGGGCTATTCAACAGCGTCACCCTTGGGGCGCGGCTTTTCAGCAATACCAGCGAGAGAAACTCTCGGCTGAGATCGGGGACGACCCGAACGCTTGGCGCGAAGCCGAGCGCAACCGCCTTCGGGCAGAAATCCAAGCTGAGTTTCAGGCGTCCGCGCCGATGGCCCAGCCCCGCATTCCCGCGCCCGCATCGGGTCAGCGGTCTGTCGCGCCGTCGCGCACAGGTCCGGCCTTTGCGGGTCCTACGCCGATTGGGGACATCCTCAAGCGGTAACAATCACGCCCGCGTCGAACGACGCCGGTATCTCATAGAAAGACACGAAAATGGCAGACACGACCCCGGCCACCGGCCTTGTCGTCCAGCAGTGGGAAGACAAGTTCTTCACCGAGTATCTTCAGGACCTGCAAATCAAGTCCATGATGGGTGCGGACGAAAACTCCGTCATCCAAGTGAAGGAAGACCTGACCAAAAAGCAGGGCGACTCGATCACCATCGCTCTCGTTAATCGCCTGACTAACGCTGCGGTCACCGGCACTTCGACGCTGGAAGGCAACGAAGAGGACATGAGTTCGCGTTCCATGCGGATTTACGTCAACAAGCGCCGCAACGCCGTCCGCATCGCTGAAATGAGCGAGCAAAAGTCGGCTATCTCCCTTCGTGAAGCTGGCCGCGCCACGCTGAAGGACTGGGCGATGGAAGACACCCGCGACCTCGTTATTCAGGCCCTCGGCTCGATCAACGGTGACATTTCGTTCACCGCTTCGACTGAAGCCCAGCGTGATGCGTGGCTGGTGGATAACGCCGACCGCGTTTATTTCGGTGCGGGCGTCGGTGGTTTCACTGACTTCTCGGCTGACGCGGCCCTTCTCGACACCACGAACGACCTGTTCAATGCCAACGCGCTGGACGGGATGATTCTGAAGGCCAAGACGGCAAATCCGAAAATCCGTCCGGTTCGTGACCCCGGCAACGGCAAGCGTTACTACGTCGCGCTTTGCCACCCTGCCGCGTTCAAGAACCTGCGGGACAGCATCGATAACGAGGTGCTGGCGAATACGTCGGTCCAGATGGAAGCCGCCAAGCTCTTTGAGGGTGGCGACATTTTCTGGAATGGCGTCATCGTCAAGGAGCAGGACAACATCCCGGTTTATCTCAACCTTGGCGCTTCGGGCACCACTGAGGTCACGCCGGTTTACCTGCTCGGCGCTCAAGCCGTTGCGGTTGCTTACGCGAAGCGTTGGCGCTCGAAGACGGAAGAGTTCGACTATGGCGACAAGTATGGCGTTGCCATTGACGGCATCTACGGCGTCCGCAAAATCCTGTTCGGGACCGGCGCTGGCGACACTGACGACCTGAAAGACCACGGCGTTGTGACTGGCTTCTTTGCCACCACTGCCGCCGGTAACACGGTTGGTATTGCCGCTTCGTAAGGCGGTTGAGATTGGGGCGGGCCTAGTCTGGTCCGCCCCTTTCTTTTGCAGGAAGACGCCATGACCCGAGCCGAAGCTATCAGACAGGTTCTCGAAAACCTGCGGGTTATCGACGCCGTGTCGGAACCTGCTGCTGAGGACTTCGCTCGCGTGGGCCGCCGCGTCGATCAAGAGCGCGCCCGGCTGATGGATAAGGGTTTGGTCTGGTGGGATGAAGACAGCATCCCGGACGCTGTGGCCGGTGCCTTTTGTGACCTTGCCTCGGTGCGGTCCATGAACATTTTTGCCAAGTCGTATGACGCGACTGGCGCGGAGGCCATGATAGCCGCCGCTAAATCGAGCGAGCGCCGTGAGTCGGTGCGGGCGACCTATTACTGATGCGCGTTCCGCTTCAGATTGGGAAGCAAAGCGGCGAGGCGCTATCCCCGGCGGTTAGTGCCGAACGACTAATTAACGGCTATTTGGAACAAACGCCGCAAGGTCGCGAGCCGACGCCGGTTTATGGAACGCCGGGCTTTTCCGCGTTTGCTACGACCGGGGCCGTAAGGGGGCTTTTGTCGGTCGCTGACAGGCTCTTTGCGGTTAATGCGTCCAACCTTGTCGAGATTGCTTCTAATGGCTCTGTGACGACGCTAGGGGCCATTCCGGCGGGCGTGGTCGATATGGCGTCTGACGGGACCAATGTGGTCGTTACCGTCAACGGTGCGATCTACGTTTATAACGGGTCCAGCGTCACTGAGGAAACCGACCCTGATGCGCCGGATGCGTCGTCGGTCGAGTATCTAAACGGCTTTTACGTTTACACCGAAAGCGACACGGAACAGTTTTTTATCTCGCCGCAAAATGACCCGCTGGGTAACTATGACGCGCTGGACTTTGACAGTGCGGACACTTCGCCAGACAAGCTGGTCAGGACGCGTCGGGTGGGCCGTGATCTGATCTTGTTCGGCAAGCGGTCGGTCGAGTTCTGGTATTATTCGGGCGATAGCGTTTTTCCGATTTCGCGCTACCAGGACACGCCGCTCGATATTGGTTTGATCGGGGTCCGAGCCGAGGCGGCGACGAACGAGACAATCTTTTGGATTGCGTCAGATAAGACGGTTCGGCGTCTGGATGGGCGCACGGCGGCGCGGATTAGCACCTTTGCGATTGAGAAAGAAATCGCGTCGTGGGCTGACGCATCGCTGACGATTGCCACGGCGCACGTTTGGCAAGGCCACTTGTTCGTAGTGTTCCGTAACCCGTCCGGTTGTGTGGTCTGGGACCAAGCGACGAACCTTTGGCATGAACGGGCGTCATACGGGTCTGACACATGGTCAGTGCCGTATTATGCTTATGCCCACGGAAAGCATTTGGTTGGCGGCGCGCAGGTTTATGAGCTTGGCGGCTACACCGAGGCGGGGGCGGTTCTGCCATTTGAAATGATTACGCCTTGGATTGATAATCAGGGCGAACGGTTTAGCATCAACAGCGTCGAGGTTCGCTTAGAGGCTGGCGTGGGGTCGCAGACTTTGGACCCGAAAATCACCCTAAGCCGGACTGAGGATGGTGAGGAGTTTTCGACGCCGCTCATTCGGTCGTTCGGAAAGCAGGGCGACAGGTTCCGGCGTGTTACGTGGTCAAGTCAAGGGATGAGCCGGGGTTGCGCGTTCAAGTTCACGATTACGGACGCGGCAAAGCGGGCTATTTTTGCGGCTTATGCGGATATTGACTGATGGTTTCGCCGCTTGAGCCGAGGCCGGTTAAGGCTGACCCGCCGGGGACGCGGATAGCGTTTATTGACCCTTCGACGGGCGTTCTGACCCCGCACGGCTTGCGGGTGATGACGAACCTCTGGCGTCGGACGGGCGGCTTTAACGACGATCTGGACGGCGTTCTAGGGGCGACCTTGCTTAGTCAGTTGTCGTCACTGACGGCGGCGTCTGGTGAGGAAAAGGTGCGGCGAACGCTGGAAACGGCGTTGCAACAGGTGCAAGCGCAGGGTGTCGAGCGCATCCGCGCAATGTTGGATGATTACAAGAAGACCACGGACACCAACTTCGCCCAGTTTCTAGGCGGATTGGCCCGTCCGCCTCAAACGCGGGTTATCCAGTTCACGGCAAACGACACATGGCGGCTTAACCCCGACGTTCGGGCCATTCATGTTTATGGCGTGGGTGGTGGCGGCGGCGGTGGCGGTGGCACTGCCAGTTCAAACGGCGGCGGTGGCGGCGGCGGTGCGAACGTATCATTTGCCGCGATTGAAGGCTCTCTCTTGCCGGTCACAGTCTCGGTCACGGTCGGCGCGGCTGGAACCGGGGGCGCGGCGGGTTCAAACGGCACGGCGGGCGGAAATAGCGCGTTTGGAGACTTTCTCGCCGCAAAGGGCGGAACGGCTGGTTTGGCGTCCGGGACGGCGGGAGCCGCAAATACGGCGGTTGGCGGTCTTTATCTTGGTGGTAGCGGCGGAAACGGCGGGACAAGCGGCGACGGTTCGGATGCGCCGAATACGGCAATGGGCGCGCCCGGTGGCGGTGGCGGCGCTTATTACAACGGCTCAAACGCGGTCGGGGGTTCCGGCGCGGCAGGCTCACCGCGAACCGCGCTTGCAACGGGTGGCGGCGGGTCGGGTGGTCTCGGGACCGGCTCTGACGGCGGTGTAAATGCGATTTCGGCCACGTTCATCGGCGCGGGCTTTGGCGGCGGTGGCGGCGGTTCCAGTTCATCGGTGTCTGGCGCTGGCGGGGCCGGGTTTAACGGCGCTGGTGGCGGCGGTGGCGCGGCCCGTTCGGGTAACGCAAGGGCTGGCGGCAATGGCGGCGCGGGCAAAATCTGGGTGTTGGAGTTTTACTGATGGCGACAAGAGGCACAGGCGTTGCCACGGTTCTAACGACCAGTTCGGTCGCTTTGGCCACGGCGGGCGCTAACGAGCTTGTGACCGTTGTTCGGGCGCAGGTTCAGAACATCGACACGGTGGCCCGTTTGGTGACGGTGCATCAGGTGGCATCGGGCGGCTCAGCTACGGACGCAAACAAGGTTCACGTCCAGACAGTTTATGCCGGTCAATCGACCTCGCTTGACATTGCGGGCATGATGGTTGCGGCGGGGGCGTCGTTGCATTTCAAGGCCGATGCGGGGTCGGTTGTGAATTTGTCGCTTAACCTGTTCCGGTCGGACCAAACGCCTTGATTAAGCGCGCAACCGCTGACGATCTGGACACCGTTGTCCGACTTGGAACGGATTTTCACGCCTATTCGCCTTGGCGCGACGACCCGCTCGACCCGGAAGCCTTTAGAGTGTTTCTCGGCGGCGTCATTGATAATGGTGCGGTCTTCTTGTGTGGAGAGAGCATGATTTTGGGGGCGTTGGTCCCGCTTTGGTTCAATCCCTCCGTGGTCATCGCGTTTGAGGTCGGTTGGTGGGCGCCGGACGGAAACGGTCGCAAAGTCCGCGAGGCTTTTGAGGCGTGGGCCAAGGAAAACGGGGCAAATGGCGTTCAATGCGCCGCCCTTGCTGACGATAATCTCGACCGAGTTGAGCGCGTTTATTCTCGCGCGGGGTATCAAAAGAACGAAGTCGCCTTCGTAAAGAGGTTCTAAAATGGCCATTGGCACTACTGCCGCGTTGCTTCTTGGCGGCGGCCTAGTCGGTTCTGCCGCCTTGTCGTCCAGCGCATCAAGGCGCGCGGGCAGCACGATTTCGCAATCGACCGACCGCGCCGCTGATCTGCAAAATCAGCAGTTTCAGCAGCTTCTCGCCCTACAGATGCCCGCATATCGTCGGGCCGAGGGCGCGTCGGGGACGTATATGCAAGCCCTTGGCTTGGGTGGGCCGCAATCCCAGCCCAGGCAGGCACCGGGCGGCTTTCAGGGCGGCGGGGGCATGATGACGGGAGGCGGGTTCCAAGGCGTGTCAGGCGGGCCTTCGCAGGGCGGGTTCCAAGGCGGCGGCGCGTCGGATATGGCGGTCCAGATGTCACCGGGCCTGATGACGGGCGGCGGGCAGTATATGCCGGGCGGTGAAGACGTTGGCGGGCCGCAGATTTTTTACGGCGGTGCTGGCGTCCCCGGAAATGACCCGCAAGTCCAGCCCGGTCAAGCGGGCGGAAACCAAGGCGCTCTCGACATTGGCGCTCAAGTCCGCAACACGCCGGGCTATCAAGAGCAGCTTCGCGCTGGCATCACCGCAATCGACCGCGCCGCTCCGCTGGTTGGCGGGATGTATTCTGGACGCCGCATGAAGGCGCTGGAAGCCCAAGGACAAAACACCTTCGGCAGCTTCTATAACGATTGGCTAAACCGTGTCGGCGGCATTGCCGGTCAGGCTCCGCAGATTGCGGGCAACATCGGTCAGGCCGGGATGCAAAACGCGAGCAACGTCGGGAACCTGATGATGACCGGGGCAAATGCACGGGCGCAAGGCCAGACAAACAGTGCTAATGCATGGACTGGCGCGATTGGCACGGGCATTGGCCTTTATGGCGGCTCGCAAGGGTGGTTCGGACGATGAATAATCCATTCGACGGCTTTCAGCGCGGTCTGATGACCGGCGGGCAGATGGGGCAGGGCATTTATCGCGCCCGTGGCGACCGTGCCTATGCGGGCCAGATTGCGGCGCGGGACTATACCGGCGCAGCGGCCACGGCGGGCCAGTATGGAGACACGCAAGGGGCAGAACGGGCGCAAGGGCTTGGAACGCGACAGGCGGTCGGAACGGCTCTTGCGGGCGGCGATTTTAACGCGGCCACCACGGCGGCGGGCGGTGATATGGAGATGCTTAACACCATCCGTCAGTTCCGTGATTCAGCCTCCCAAGCCGAAGTCGCGGCGGCGGGGGCAAGGGCTGAGAACTTCGCGCGCCTTGGCCTGCAACTGCTGGAAATCAAAGACCCGGTGCAACGGCGGCAACAGGCCCTTGTGGCAGCGCAACAGGCTGGCATCCCGCCCGAGCAAATCCCCGAAAACCTGACCGACGAAATGCTGACCGGCTGGTATCGGTCGAATATGTCAGCGGCGGAACTTTTGGCGGAACGTAAAGATTTACGGGACGCAACCCGTCCGATTATAACCCAGTTTGGCGTTATTCTGCCGCCGGGAGCGACCCCGCCAAGTCAGTCGCCGGGCGACTATGTGGACGCATTGCCGCCGGGGGTTAGGCCCCGCCCTAATCAGCCCTCATCCGCTCCGGCGGCGGGTGGGGGCGAACGTAGTCAGCCGGTTTCGGTTTCTTTTCGTTCCTCGCAAGAGGCTCAATCGGCCATTACGCAACTAGTCCCCGGCGTTCGAGTGACTTCCGGCGCTAGAAGCCCGTCAGATAACCGCAGGGTAGGTGGTTCGGCGGGTTCGTTTCACCTTCAAGACCGCGCCCGCGATCTTGTCCCCCCGCCCGGTATGACGATGGCCCAGCTGACGGCTAAAATGCGTCAGGCAGGCTTCCGCGCTCTCGACGAGGGCGACCACGTTCACGTTTCATGGTGACGCCAATGCAAGAACCGCAAAGCTATGAGGACGACGCCGGAAACGTCTATGTCCGCGAGGGCAATCGTTATCGAGTGATACGCCCCGGACAACCCGCTCCGCAAGGTTCGGCGCTCGGTGGCGGCTACCGGCTGCAACCAATGGAAACGCCTGCCCAGCGCACTCAGGCGGAACAGTTTGCCTATCGCCAGCAACAAGACGCGATTGACAATGCCCGCGCTGACCGGACAGAGAACCGATTGGCGGCATCGGCTCCGAGCGACCCGTATCAGTCACGCTTTGAACAAGGCCGCGCGGCGTTTGATGTTGCGCGCTACGGTGAAGCGCAAACCGGCGCAGCAGGTGCTGGGGCGCTAGAGGCCCGCGCTAATCGTGCCATTTCTATGCTGGACCGTGGAGCGCCGACCGGGCCGATGTCCGGTTTTCGCATTATGACGGGCCGGATGATGGGCGGAACCCCGTTGAGCGCCTTGCCCGGTATTCCGAACCGGGAACAGACCCAGCAGCTTGAGCAAATCCGTTTGATCGGCTCGCAAGGCGCGCTCGGTGACGTGGGGCAACTCAAAGGGCCGCTTTCTGAAAAGGAACTGGCGTTCATTCAGAACTTGCAAATCAGCCCAGAGGCGACCCCGGAGACTAATCGCGTCGTGGCGGAAGCAATGCGGTGGACTGCACGGCGACAGGCTGCATACGGCGCGGCGATGGACCGCTGGCGGATAAACCTCGGCAGTCCGTCTGAACCGAACGCCAACGGCGAGACGTTTGATAGCTGGTGGTCGAAGTATTCTGCACAAGCCCTGCCGATGCCCGGCACTCCCGAAGCCGAAGCTCTGGCTGCATGGCAAGCCCAAAACCCCGGACGTGAGGCGGCTGTGGTTCAACCCGAGGCCGTAAGAGGACCAGCGCCGGTCGATGCGGCATCCGGCCAGCCTGTCGCAACTCGCGGCACCTATAACCCAGATACGGGTCAAATCGAATGGCAATAGTCCAGCAATCGCCCGGACAAGAAATCGAGATCACCATGCCGGATGGCCGGGTGGTGGCTTTCCCTGCTGGAACGCCTCAAGAGACCATCCAGCGGGTTGTTAGCGAGGGTTATCGTCCCGAAAGCCCTGAAGCGGCGTTGGCTCGTTATAAAGCGGCTTACCCGCAAGATACTGGCATGACCGTCGTGCAGCACGGCGAGGCGGGCTATCCCGGCTCATACAGCCGGTTTGATGAAGCCTCGCAAACGTATGTTGCTGACACGGAGCAAGAGCGCCGAGCGCGGGATTTTGCGCGGGCCGAAGTGTCGAAGGCCGGTCCCGGCTCGGGCGCCCTTCGTGCGTTGTCGCGGGGCCTAAGTTACGGGCTTTCTGATAGACTTGAAGCGGAACTGGTTGCCTCCCAGCAGCAGGGGCGAAACTTTGAAACCCGATGGCTTTTTGGCGGACAAATTCCTTTTACGTCGGGGCAACTCAGGGACGCTTACCGGCAGGAACTGGACCGCGCCAATGCGGATTTCAGACAAGAAAACGGCGCTCTTGACCTTGGCCTAAGCATTGCGGGCGGCATTGTCGCTCCGGGTGCGATTGCGGCGGGTCGCTACGTTGCAAGCGCGCCAAGCTGGGCGTCGGCAGCCGGGCGGGGCTTGGCAACAGGTGCGCCGGTCGGTGCGCTGGCGGGCGCAGCAACGGCCCCTGAGGGGCAAGAGTTTAGCGGCGCGGTTCGCGGAGCGGTAACGGGCGGGGCTATCGGCCTCGGCGTTCCTGTCGCTGCTCGTGGCACTGGCAGCATGGTCAATACCGCAGGCGGCACCCGCGTGTCGGATATGCTTCAAGACCGCATGGCGCAGATTATGGGCCGTCCGATGACGGGTCAAGATCGGGCGGTTCGCGAAGTGTTCCGAGGCGTTAGTCCGAACCAATACCAAGAGCGCATTGCCAACGCCCGCGCATACGGGATTGAGCCGGTTCCGGCTGATGCCGGTGGTTCGGTGGCGCAATCGCGCATCCGCGTTGCAGCAACCCGCCAGACCCCCGGCAGGGAGATTGCGGAAGACTTCGCCACCAGCCGCCGCATTGATAGTCAAGATTTCGTCGCCGGGCTGGGCGAGCGGATTTCGCCTATTTCAGCGTCCCCTAACGAAATCGACGAGGTGCTGCAACGCTATCAGCAAACGGCGTCCCGTCCTGCTTTTGACGCGGCCCGTGCAGGTCCCCCCATTCGGATTGATAACAACACGGCGCAGGCGCTTTGGAGTCCGCAAGGGCGG